ACAGTATTGTTATGAAGCGAGATTCATCCCTCAGTTTTACTCACACAACAATGCCTCAAAATGTGACTCTAAATACTGTGCTTGAGTATCCATCCAATAACTCTTTTCGTCGTCATCCACATCCAAAATAAGAGGGCTATCTTCAAATACTGCCTTCCAATAGGCTCGCCGTTCCTGGTGATGAACAAAGCTACTTTCGTAATATGTATCAGCCTCTTGTTTGAGATCAGCTAAATCCAAATCTCTACACTCCATAGACCAACCACGAGCACCAGCTGCCCAATACAGAAACTCATCAACCTTGGTACGTGACTCGTCACCTTCAAACGTCACTGAAAACCGGTTACCACTAGAGGCATGCACTCCACGTTCGCGAATTTCTTGGTTTACCTTTTCTGCCTGTTTTTCTAAACGAATAATTCGGCTCTGCATTTTGTCTGTGAGAGATTTCGGTTTGCCTTGTTTCATGGCTATCGCCTTGGCTTTAATCGTTTGGTCTTTAGCTACCTTCAGCTTTGATATTCTCCGCTTTAACGGTTTTTTCCACTGGTCTAGCTTATGGCCTAGTTCTTTAATGACTGCCGTCATGTTGTCCGCTTCAAACGATGCCAAGCACTGCCACTTTGGCGCTCGTGTACATTTAGATATGCTGTAACGATTTCCCTTTATCAGCCCTTGTGCTGAATCCCCTCCTTTAGCGGCATAGCCCACAGCCTTAATGATGTAAGAGCCGGCAGCCTTTGGCTTTTTGATTCTCTCGAGTGTTGCAAATCCGTGTCCCCAAATTTTTTCTAGACGTTTTGCCCAGGCACTAAAGAACCTAGGTTCAACATTCCACTTTAAAAGAACATGTACGTGGGGGTTGGGTTCACCATCCTCATTTGCAGGACACTCAGCGACCCAAATGTAATGAAAGTCGAGCGGTTTATCTGTTGGGCCAACGTCACTAGGCTTTCCAATATATGCCGGCACTTTTTCAGCTTTTAAATCACAATATTTCTGGCCGCTATCTGTATCAACTTGGACTGTATGATCAGCAACCCAACCTCTTTGATACATTTTCTTCATCGCATCAAGAATCCGAGACACCTCTTTGCCCATTGTGGTTTCAATAGTTTTCTCTAAGGTAAACTCAGCTTTCGGCTTGTCTTCCAAGCGGCAGTAATCACCTGCTATCTCACCACCTCCATTCATCAACTTAGTCCGAGGTCTATTGGCAAATGGGACCGTTGAATAAGGCCCACCGATATCCATGACCGGCAACGCCACTCGTTTCTCAGCCGGGCTACTCGCATAAGTCACCATGTTTCTTCGATAGCGGATAGGATGACGCGCACCAAGATGCCCGAGAGCAGATTCATCGGCCATACCACCAAAAATCGCCAATCGCTGAGCTTTGGTAAACGTCAGAGTGAGGAACGTAGTGAATCCATCATTGCAAATTGCTGAATACGCAGCACTTTCAAAAATCTGGGTAACAGCTCGCTTGGTTAATTTGTCTGTGTATCTATCACCACTGTTTGCTACAGGTGCTTTGCTCGCCGGTGTTTGTGTTATGTGCTGAATTCGATACTGGTTAAAGCATTCACGTTGCTGCAGTTGTACCGATGTGGGAAGGATTTTGGGTTCACAGCGGTTTTCCCTCCCCTTTTCACGCAGCACAGCAGGCTGATTTCGCTCTGTAGAGCCATAGAGCGAGTCGTGGTTGAAATACGACTCTGGGCTTTGTAACACTTCTGATGGATTCACTACCTTGTCCAGAAGCCTCAGAGTGCGACGATTTCGCTCAATTCGATGCCTGTATTTTTCTGTCTGACTTTTGCGCCCTTTGACAGGCCTAGTGTTTTCGGCGATTCTCGCCGCCGCTTCGCGGTCGTGTTCCGTGCGATGGTTAAGCGCTTTAAAGAGATCGGTCGATTTCTGAAGCTCCACTTCTCGCTTCGATCTCTGGTTAAAAACGCGATCGTAAATTGGGATTTTCTTCACCAAACCGGAATCTAGAAGCGCTTGCTCTTGGTCGGTGTAAATTTTGGATACTAAAAAACCAGCGTTAAAGCTGGCATCGTTTCTGCGAATTTTATCGAGGGGCATTACAGCCCCTACGCTATAGAGAAGTTCATTCAATTCCATGCATTAACACTCATCCATGAAGTCTTCTGGTTTGCGGGTGATCTTCAGTTGAATTTGAATCGACTCATTTCCCGAAAGCAAAGTACCTAACAACACCTCATTATCGGGATGATTACCTTCCAGCATTTCCACTAATAAAGTTTCGATGTATCCCGGAGCCTCAGCGGCCACTTTTAACGCTTCGCTCATATCGCCTCCAACTCCTGGTTTGTCACCACCATGAACCCACTTTTACCCTCACCTTTTGAGATCACGCCTTTGTGCAGGTGGGTACATTCAAGCGTTAAGCAAGCTTGATTAACCGCATCGTCCATAGAGTCAAATTCCCAAACTTGAACGTTCGCGACCTGTTGAGTCTCTTCGTGGCGAACAATGCCACCACTTGGGCAAAGAAACACGGCTGAATATTCCATTAGGCCGCCTCCCCTTTTTGATCTTTGAACTCTGCGATGCGCTCAATTAACGTATCTTCCACTTCTAATAGCTCTTTAAGTGCAGACTCACTATCCAGTAGCACGATTAAATGAAGCTCTTTGGTGCGATTCCCTTCAAAGTGAAAGACCCCGAAGTACTTATGTTTAGTAGAAAACTCAATGCGGAAATCAATCACATCACTGTTCTCAAAAACCAAGTTGTAAATAGAATTGACGGTGTATTGAATAGCGCGTTTGTTCGCGACTTCTTGTGTCTGAGTAATCATGCTTAATCCTTAGCTTATGGTTATGACCAGTTACGTTTGATGCTTCTTGCTCTGCGGTTAATCGCCGTTTTTAACGTTGGGCTCTCCGCTTCTTCGTAGTCAGTTCGCAACTTGGAAAGAACACCGTCTCGTACTTGAGCTTTGACTTGCTTGAGCATTGCTAAGCCTTTGGTTTTCTGCTCTTGGCTTAGGCTGTATGCAGGTAAATCCGGGCAAGGTCTATGAATTGGGTTAGTCTATTCCATTCGGGCTCTCCTAAGTCAGTCCGGGAATAGCCGAACCATTGGCGACTAAATCCACACTCATGGCTAAGAATGGGGAAACGCCTTTTGTGCGGCTTTCGATATCGTTGATAAGAAGCACAAGGTTGCTAATACCCGCCTGTGCCTTTTGGATAATAATGTGTTTGTTGGTGCGGCTTAGGCGATCGTTCCCAGCATGTTCTAAAGCCATGCGAGATAAGTCACCCGAGTGCACCGCGTTTTCTAATGCGCGTTTAATGAAAGTCTCTTCACTCGCATCATTAGGGATTTGTGCTGTCACTACGCCGAGGCCAAGCAAAAGGCTATTTAGAATGGTGAAGTTGCCACTGGCCTTAGTGATGAGCACAAGCTCGACATTGGTAAGGATGTGCGGTTGCTCTGGGTTAAGCTTGTTACGAAGCATGGTCGCATTCATGCCCACGGCTTTCGCTAACTTGGTCATGTTCTCCGAGTTCGCAAATGCACAGCACGCTTCATTAAATGCCTTTTGTTTAAAGCCACGGAATTCGCACATTGAGTCAATTTCGTTCATAACCAATACTCAATTGAAGACAAACGGGATGAAAACGAAAACCCAACCAAGAATATTGAGCCACAACGGGCAATACTCTTTGGTTGGCATTAGGGAGGAAAAACGCATAGCGGCCTACCCTAACTTTTCCATCGTTTCACGAGTCGCCATTTCAACTAGGGCGATCATATTGATAAGCGGGGTTTCCTTACCTTTTGCTTTGGTTTTAATAGGTAAGCGACCGTCAGCAACCCAATCCATGATGGTACGTTTAGGCATACCAGAGAACTGAGAGTATTGGTCGTACGTCATGAAAGGCGTATTTAGGACTACTTGATATGAGAGCATAGTGCTATCCTTTTATGTTATTGAATGTTTTATACGGGAATGATTAGTTGCACCTCATCATTCACCCAACAAGGCGAATATTAGATCGATTATGAGTGATTATCAAGACTTGGATCGCCCAATTGAGTATTTAAAAGGGCGTGAAGTAACCGAAAAATTGAAAGAGATCACTAATTCACGTGATTTCCTGTCACTTGCAGAGGTTCTTGGCGTACCGAAATCAACGATTTCCACATGGCACCAACGTAAATTAACACCTTATGAGATAATTATTAGGACTCACTTGAGAACTGGAGCATCTGTTTCTTATATGGCTACTGGTGTAGGTGAGGCTTTCCCTGACAAAAACACGCAAAAGCATGTTTCCAAGAGGAATGAAGCGAAGACACTGTTTGACATCGATCACTTCGCCTTAGTGAACGGAAAGCTTATAGGGAATGAAACGTTAGCGTTTGATAAAAGCTACTTAGACAAACTTGGAGTTCTGAATGTAATGGGCATCGAGCATGATGGGACAACATTCATTGTCGATAAAGAAGTTCGCCAAGCAGTAAGCGGTACTTACTTAGTAGATATGGACGGCCTACTCTCACTTAACGAGATTCAGCGCCTTCCAGGTAAAAAACTAGCGATTAGCTTTAACGGATCGACATTAACCGTTGAGGAAGATGATGTGAGAGTTGTGGGGCGTGTCGCATTAATAATGGAGAAGTGCTAACGGCTGAGCTCATTCTTTGAGCTCATTCGCAGTCAACCTAGTTAACGGTATCGCTAACATCTAAATGGGTTATTATCACCCTGTCCTATCGGGGAAGGACGTTAACACCTTTGCTTGCAAACTAAAAAAGGCTGCCATTTGGCAGCCTTTTTCTTTGGATTAAGCTTCAGGAAAGAGCTTTGCCGCTTGATTGTCATGGATACAAAAGCAAAGTGGCCGGGATATAGTAAATCTTGTGACAAATGAGATGCCCCAGACAAGTACACAATATTATGTACAATTTTTTCCTAAGCTAGTTGAGCTACAATATTCGTTCTAAAAGACTTCTAAATATCTCAGCTATGTAACCAAGGTATAATTCCTAATCTTTATTTGATATTAGACTCAAAAACTTCAACTAAACCTTTAACCTTTTGCATACATTTAGCATTAACACAACCATATTTATCATTATAGCTCATGAGTGATAACAAGTATGAACGATAACCTTTAATTTTATTTTGCAATTGATCATCCGCATACTTAGAATAGAATTCATAGTTTTTTCCATATTTTCTAATGAATTTACTAGGGTTAAGATTAAACACCTTATCCATTATATATATTGGATCTTTTTCCTTTTTAAGCAATACAGAGAGTTTTTTTAACGGTTTAAGTTTTTTATCCGACAATCTGATATTTCCCACTGGCTTTTCTATATATTCATGAAAGAAGCCTTTATTTATTTTTGTGTTCTGTACAACATATCCATTTAAAGATATAGTATTCTCAGCTGCTTTTCTTTTTTTTCTATTCAACTTGAGAGAAAGTGTGGATACAAAAATAGAAATATCTCTTTCAAATTGTTCAGAATGTAAATACTTACTACTTTCACAAGAGAAAAGCATATCATCAGCATAACGAGTATAGACAATACCCTTCTCTTCACACATTTTCTGAATAAGAATATCTATTCGTCTGAAAATTATATTTGATATTACAGGAGAAGAAGAGAAACCTATAGGCAAAATGTCTTTTCCACGAAAGTCTTCTTCAATATAGGTGTCGCTAACCCTATGGGTAACAGACATATATGCAATATCTAGAGCTGAATATTTAGCCCCATTTTTTTCATTATTAAAATATTGAGAAAGTAATTTTTTTACTTCAATCGAAGGGATTGAATGGAAAAATTCTTTTATATCTAGCCTAAGGAAATAATACCCATGGACGTGAGGTCTTAGAAAATCATAATAAGATTTACATTGAACAAAACCACAAGCAGACGAATTAATGGGAATTTTATCTAGAACAATCTTAGTTATTCTATTATTTATACTTTTATGTTCAGACCCCCTAGATATCTCGAAAAACCTATCTCCACCAACCTTAAATTCACTAACAGAAGGAGAGAAATCGCTTAAAAGAGCTTTATTTCCATTAAGTATTGCTTTCTTAAAGAAATCATCACTGATCTTTTTTTTATTTTTAATCATAGAGCTTCAACCCGATACAAAAGAACACAATTACACCGTAGGTGTGTATTTAGCGCACAATAATCACAGTGACTAAATTAGCAATCATTAGGACTATGCTCGAAGCTAGAGGAAGTTGGACTTTTTCAAGCAAGGAGCGGGAGAGGCAAGCTCTCAGATATATGTCGAAACTCAT